GTTTTTACGATCCCGACCATGGGTGCGGGGAGTGTTCAGGAAGAGAGTCTTTCTGATTATCTTGGTATGCCCGTGAATTTGCCTGGGACTGGTTTTTCCAGCATGTGGCATAGGGCTTATAATTTTATTTGGAATGAATGGTTCCGGGACGAGAACCTCCAAGATAGTGTTGTAGTGGATAAGGACAATGGTCCTGACACGTTTGCTGATTATCAGCTTTTGAGGCGCGGCAAGCGGCATGATTATTTCACGTCGTGTTTGCCGTTCACCCAGAAGGGGACGGCTGTTCAGTTGCCGCTTGGTTTGTCTGCGCCGTTGTCGGCAACAGAGGCGCCGGTTGTTTCAGAAGGCGACGGGATTCATACGCATACGTTTGCGACGTCTGGCGGTACGTTGAGTCTTAAGGGCTCTGCTGGTGCGGATGAGGCTATTGAGTCGTCTGGTGTGTCTGTTGGCGTGATGAGCTGGGGTGATACAGCGTTGGAAGCGAATTTGACCGGTATTACGGCTGATTTGTCGTCGGCTACGTCTGCGACTATTAATCAGATTCGCGAAGCGTTTCAGATCCAGCGTTTGCTCGAGCGCGATGCGCGAGGTGGTTCTCGGTATACCGAGATTATTCGATCCCATTTTGGGGTCGTTTCTCCGGATCAGAGACTTCAGCGGCCGGAGTATTTGGGTGGAGGTTCCACCCGTATCAATGTGAACCCGGTTGCGACTACTGCAGAGTCGACGGGTTTTAAGATTGGTGATTTGGCCGGTTATGTTACGGCTAGTTTTCAAGGGCTCGGTTTTATGAAGTCGTTTACCGAGCATTGTTTGATTCTGGGGCTCGTGAATGTACGAGCTGATTTGACTTATCAGCAGGGTGTGCCCCGGATGTTTAGCCGCCAAACAAGGTTTGATTTCTTTTGGCCGGCCTTGGCCCACCTAGGGGAGCAGTCAGTCCTGAATCAGGAACTGTACTATCAGGATGATGCGAACGATGAGCTAGTTTTTGGTTTTCAGGAGCGTTATGCGGAGTACCGCTACAAGCCTTCGACTACGTCGGGGCATATGCGGAGTACGTCTGATGTTTCGATTGACCAGTGGCATTTGGGCATTGAGTTCACCGCGCTTCCGGTTTTGAATGCGACGTTTATCGAAGATAATCCCCCGTTTGGTCGGGTGATTGCTGTGCCGTCGCAGCCGGAGTTTTTCGGTGATTTTTATTTTGATTTTAAGTGTGCCCGGCCGATGCCGACGTTTGGCGTTCCAGGCATGATTGATCATTTTTAATGTCGGGCATTGGCGGTATCGTTGGAGGTATTTCTCAGCCGATCGCGGCGCATTTTGCGCAGAAGCGACAGTGGAAGTACACCAAGAAGATGATGCAGACCCGACACCAATGGGAGGTGGAGGATCTGATTAAAGCGGGTTTGAACCCGATTCTTGGTTATGTGGGGTCTAAAGGGGGTCCGCCCCTTGGTTCTGTTGGTATTCCCAACATTGCCGGTGGCTTGGGTGCCACGGCTCTTAGTGCTGCGAAGATTAAGGAAGAGCTGGAGCTGTTGCGGGCTACTTCCGATAAGGCTCGTGCTGATGCGGCGAAGGCGCGTGTTCAGACTAAGAAGGTTGATATTGAGGTGAGCGAATTTCCGCCGACTTTTGGCGGGGTTGCGAGGCGTGTGTTGAGCAGCGAAGGTGCGAAGAATTTTTTGAAGGGGGTTGAGAGGACCGCAGAGGTCCCGGATTGGATCCGTAAAAGCGTGATGAACGCGGCGGATCGTTTGCAAAGGATCGGGCCTGGCCCGAGTAGGAGGCCGAAGTTTTGAGGACTGAACGTTTGCGCGTTGGTCATCCGTCTGGAGGTCCGGTTTTGGTGAAGCGTGCTGAGCAGGACTCGACGGATGTGAATTTGATTATGGATTCTTGGATCCATGCTGGTGCTGCGGTAGCTGGGCACATGAACCCTTCAGCTGGACGGTACGGGGATTTTTCGAGCGGGTTGGACTACCACGCCGCGTTGAGTTCCGTTCGTGAAGCAGAGGGGATTTTCATGTGTTTTGCACCTAAGATTCGGGATCATGTAGATAATGATGCCGGTAAGTTTCTCGATATGGTTTATGATCCTGAGAGGAGAAGCGAGCTTGAGGAGCTTGGTATTGTTCCGCCGCTGGCGGGAGCGCCGCCAGTGGCGGTTGTTGATCCGAAGGATGAGGTTTCGGGGTCCGGTGACCCCGTTGAGCCCGCGGCCGAGAGTCAAGTGAGCGCTGACCCGGCCGCGGGTTTGTTCGATTAGTGGGGTTTTTTCCCCGCTTTCACAGTTACATCACTTGATGTTAACTGTGTGGACTGACACGGGTTCCGTGTCAGGACATTTTTTCTGGAGGTTTCATGCATGGCATATCACCGAAAGCGTATGTCTCGGGGTTCGAACCGGAAGAATTTTCGCAGAGGGACGAGGGTGAAGTCGAAGAATTTGAGAGCGCGTCCGATGCGTGGTGGCTGGCGGCTATAGTTGGATGGTTTGTTTTCATCCGCTGACAGCCTATAGATCTCAGGGGGGAAAGATCGTTTTCAATCCGAAGGATGGTTGGAGCGATCGTCCCCTGGATCTTGCCTGCGGTCAGTGTACAGGGTGCCGTCTGGAGCGTTCGCGCCAGTGGGCTATTAGGTGTGTGCATGAGGCTTCGCTTCATAAACAGAATAGTTTTATTACGCTGACGTATAGTCCGAAGCATGTTCCGCAAGATGGTTCTCTGCATTTGGAAGATTGGCAGAAGTTTGCAAAGCGGCTCCGCCGAAAGGCCGGGCCGTTTCGATTTTTTCATTGCGGTGAGTACGGAGAGGTTAATCTCCGGCCTCATTATCATGCTTGTATTTTTGGACTGGATTTTATTGCTGACCGAGGCTTGTGGAAGGATTCTGGTAAGTATCCTTTGTTTCGTTCTCCGATGCTTGATGAGACCTGGGGTCTTGGTTTTGCGACTGTTGGCGCCCTCACGTTTAAGTCGGCTGCGTATGTGGCTCGATATGTGATGAAGAAGGTGAACGGTGACCTGGCCGCGGAGCGGTATGGTCGTGTGGATGAGAAAACCGGGGAGGTTTTCTTTGTTAAGCCGGAGTACGTGACTATGTCACGGCGGCCGGGTATTGGTTCTGAGTGGTTTGCGAAGTTTAAGGCGGATGTGTATCCGTCTGATGAGGTGGTGCACGAGGGGAAGAAGTTTCGTCCTCCTCGTTTTTACGATTCTCAGCTCGATGCCGATGAGCTGGACGTGTACAAGGTGAGACGGCGTCGAGCTGTGGCGAATCGTGTTAAGGACTTGAGTCCGGAGAGGTTGCGTTCTCGCGAGATAGTATGTGAAGCTGGGTTGAAGCTCTTTGAGCGTAGTATTTAGATTAACCAGTTTTGCTGATGTTATAGGAGTTTTATTTTTATGTTTATTATGTGCGTTTTTTCAGTATTTGATTCTAAGGTCGGCGCTTTTTTGACGCCGTTTTTTTCGCGTAATAGAGCTACAGCTTTGAGAAGTTTTACGAGCGCTGTTCAGGATACGTCAACCGATTTTTATAGGTATGCTGGTGATTACACGTTGTTTGAGATTGGCGAGTGGGACGCCGAGAAGGGCGTCTTTTCACAGCATGAGGCGAAGGTTAACCTTGGGTTGGCTTCGCAGTTTTTGGAGTTGGCGGTTGAGCCGCCTACTCCGATTAAGGAGGCAGTATAGTGGCCCGTATGACAGCGAACGAACGTGGGAACACGTATGCTCAGCATAGTTTCGCGCAGATTCCGAGAGCTGAGATTCAGCGTTCGGTGTTTAATAGGTCATGTGGTCTGAAGACCACTTTTTCTTCGGGCCTACTGGTTCCGATTTTTACTGATGAGGCGTTGCCTGGAGATACGTTTACTCTTCGCACTTCTTCGTTTGTGCGTATGGCTACGCCGATTTTTCCAGTGATGGATAATTTTTATATGGATTTGTTTTTCTTTGCCGTCCCTAACCGTTTGGTGTGGGACAATTGGCAGAAGTTTAATGGAGAGCAGACGGACCCGGGTGACTCGACGGTTTTTACGATCCCGACCATGGGTGCGGGGAGTGTTCAGGAAGAGAGTCTTTCTGATTATCTTGGTATGCCCGTGAATTTGCCTGGGACTGGTTTTTCCAGCATGTGGCATAGGGCTTATAATTTTATTTGGAATGAATGGTTC